CATCTTTTAAAATAAAGAAACCATTAGTTCCATAAGTAACTGATGGAGAAGTTTTAATTTTCCAAACACCATTAGCATCATATTCTCCAAATGCTGTAGGTGCATAAATTGTTCCATCTATTCCATGAAAATGTGACATAGTACCATCAAAGTGTTCATTATCATCAACAGCATTACGACCAATTTCTAAATCATCTGAAATTGTTAAATAATTTGGGTCACCTGCTGATGGATAAGTTGTAGAACTTAGTGCTTGAAGTTCATTATTAATATAAAATTTTACTCTTTCCGAAGCTGTTGCGTTAGTTGTATCTATTTGCATTACAAAATGATACCAACCTGAAACATCTCTAAATTCTGCTGTTGTTGTTATACTACAATTATTTGAACCACTATGAACACCATAAAGTTGTAACCTATCATTATCTCCAAATCTAAGTTTCATATAGTTATTACTATCAGTATTTGCTCCACTAATAATAGTAGACCTATTATCTCCTTCAATATCTGTTCGTTTTAGCCATACAGAATGAGTAGATTTTTGTCCTACACCATCATCTGTTCCACTTCCAAAATTACTTGTTAAATAAGTTGTTGTTGCCATTAGTTAAACTGTGCTCCCCCTGTTGCACCATAAGAAGATGTAAGTGAGAAACTTCTATCTGCTGTTTGGTTTTCTGCATCTGTTGCTCTTATTGTAAAGTTGTAAGTTGTTGCTGTTATACTACTACCACCAAAGTCAGTTGTAGTCAAAGCACCTGTTGAAGTATTTAATGTAACATTAGCTGTTGTAAGATTACTTCCTACTTCTGAATAAGTTATTGCACTATCTGATGTAGCTGAAAGTGTTGCAAGTGTTCCAGAGAAATCTCCTGCAAATGTACCAAGAGTTCCTGCAGCAGTTGACCATGTAGGTGCATCTGAAACTGTTAATATATTTGTAGTTGATATAACAGCATTACCATCTGGATTTTCTACTCTCATTCTGTATTGAGCATCAACACTTAAAGTAATTGTAGCTGTTAATGATGTAGCATTATTATATACGATTGTTGTAGCAGGATACCAAATACCAGTAGAAGTATTTATAAATTCTACTTGAGTACCTACTAAATAATTTGAACCTGTAATTGTAATTGTTGCTTCTGAATTTGTTATAGTTGATGGAGAGATAGAACTAATAGTTGGTTTAGTTTCTCCAATAGTAACTGTTCCACCTAAAGAAACAGCAGAACCATTTATTGTAATAGATGAATTAGCTAAGTCTGCATTTGTAAGAGTACCATCAACAACCTTAGCACTAGTAACTGAATCGCTACTTAGTTTAGGTGTTGATACAATTCCATCTGCTAAATCATCAGCAGTTAAAGCTGTAGTAGCTGGTGCTTTACCGACATATGCCATATTAAATTTTCCTTATTATGCTGAGATAGTATCTACAACACTTGTAATTATATCAACAGAAGTAGCTGCAGAAGCATAAGCTTCTACTGAATCACCAGTCTGTAATACAACTTTAGAGCCACCATCAATTAATTCTAAAGAACCACCAGAAGGGATAGGTGCATCTTTAATAATGTGATAAGTGTCACTTCCATTTTTAACATATACAGTTACATTCACAGAAGTACCAGAAGTGTTTGCACATCTAATACCTATGATTGCATCATCTGAATCTGCTGCTGTTCTTAAAACAGTAGGCGAACCTGATGAGTTTGAAATGTCTTGTTGTAAATATCTTTCGAAATCTTGTGCCATAGAATTATCCTAATTATACCATTTTTATATTACTTTGTCAACAACTTATTATAAAGCAATTGCCATTGCAACAGCAAACCCATTTGAAGCTTTAGTAGCTATATCAGCATTAGCTGTATTAATTTGAGTTTGTATTGCTGAAGTTACACCATTAATGTAACTAAATTCAGTATTATCTACTGAACCATCTCCTACTAGATTAGCATTTAATCTAGAACTTGAATCTATTGTATTTTGTTTAGCATCTATTTGGTCTTGTGCATTAGATGTTAAACTATTAATATATTGTAATTCTGTATTAGATACAGAACCATCTGCTAATTTAGTTGCATCAATAGCTGCTGCTGCTTTAATATTAGCATTAGCTATATTAGTAAGTGAATTACCTGTTGCATCTACATCAATAGTTTTATTAGTAAATGTATCAGTTGAACTTGCTGTAATTAAACCAGTTGTTAATGTACTTAAGTTTACATTATTACCATTACTAATTGTTAAAGTTGGTGTTGAAAAACTTAATGTTTGACTATCTGTTTCTGCAGTTAAATATCCTACATCATTTGTCCATTGTGAAATGTTACCAGATTTATTAGTTAAAGTTTGAGTGCCATCTAATGTAGCAACAGTTGCATCAATAGCTATATCATTTGCATTTGCAGTAATACCTGTTCCACCTACAACATTTAAAGTAACATCACCAGATGTTCCACCACCTGTTAAACCAGAACCTGCTACAACTGAAGTTATATCTCCAACTGGAATAGTTGCAACTTGTGTATCTACATAACTTTTAATTGCTTTTGCTGAAGCAAGAGTAGTATCTGTTGCTGCAACACTTGTTAAATCTATATCTAAAACTCCAGACTTTAAATTATCAACTTCAATATTAGTTACTGTATTATTATCTACATCAATAGATTTATTAGTAAGAGTATCTGATGTAGCTCTTCCTACTAAAGTATCAGTTGCTGTTGGTAATGTTAATGTACCAGTATTAGAAATTGTAGAAATTACTGGAGTAGTTAAAGTTTTATTTGTAAGAATTTGTGAACCTGTTAATGTAGCTACTGTTCCATCAATATTAAAAGTTACAGTCTGTCCTGAACCAACAGTATCAATACCAGTTCCACCCGTTAATCCAAATATTTGAGAATCTAAATCAACTGATAAAGTTCCACCTGAATCTGCTTGGAAATCTAAATCACTTGAAGTAGCAACTGAATCAACATATGTTTTAATTGCTTTAGCACTAGCTAATGTATCATCACTAGCTGATACTGAAGTTAAATCTGTATCTACATCTGTAATAGATGTTGCTGAACCAATTACTAAACCATCTAATGTAACTGTTCCATCAAAGAAAGCATCTTTAAATTGTAAAGAACTTGTACCTAAATCAATATCATTATTAGTAATAGGAATAATCCCACCATCTAATAATTTAAATTGTTCTGTAGAAGTTCCTGATACATCAATATGAAAACCTATTTCATCATTAGTTGTATCTATAAGAATTTTGTTTAAAGGAGTAGTAAGACCTGCATCACCTATTAAAGCAATAACTGGTCCTTCTGCTGCAGTACCATCATGCTTGTGTCCTGATGTTGCATTAAATGCTGCTAATAATTGATTGTATTCATTATTAAATAATGAAGCTGTGACTGTATCACCATCATTAATTGAACTTTGTCTAATATATCCTGCCATAATTTATCTTCTTCCTCCTGCTATGAATGAAACAAACATTCCGTTTACTGAATAAGGAGCATTTGTGTCATCACTAAAAAATTTAAAGTTATTAGAAAAACCACTTCCTGTTACTAAAACACTTTTACTTGGTAGAGTTGTTGCCCCAAATGTTGCTGTACCAAATATTGCTGTACCAAATAATGAAGCTGAACTTAAGTTACCTACTGAAAAGTTTCCTGGTTGTGGAACTTCACCACTTTCAAAATCATATCTAATTCGTAATAGTAAATCATTTTGAGTTCCTTCAGGTTCAATATTAGTTTTAACTTTATATAAACTTTTTCTTAAACCATTATCACCATAATCCATATCTGGTGTTTGAAATTCTGCTACTACATTAGTACCATCAAAACTGTTACCAGTATCATGTTTATAAACATAACCTGTTTCATCAGTATGATGAAGTACTTCTGTACCAGCATTATTAACATCTGATGTACAAAACTTAACAGGTAAACCTTTAGTTTGACTCCATTCAAATGCAGGTATACCTTCTGAATTATATTTAAATGTTCCTATAATTCCTTTTTGTCCACTAGCTGCTTGACCAGATTGATAATAAAATAATCTATATTGACTTCTTTCTCTAATGACCATACTTGAAATAGTATAGTTAGCAAGATTATTAATTATATCATTTACTAATGGTAAAATTTTTCTACTAATAGAACTTAATTCTACGTCATCAATTCTAGCTGTACCAGCAACTGTTCTTAATCCATCAGGTGCTAAGAAGATTAAATCTCCACCTATCTCTTGAATTGAGTTGCCACTTACACAACCTATATTTTTTGTTACTGACTTAATTATAGGAGTAGAATCAAGGTTTGTCAACTCATATATACTATTTTTACAAAATATAATTAAACTATTTCTAAATACTTTAATACCTGTTA